ACCTGCATCGGTCATGGCGTCCCAGACTCTTGCATCTTGACAAAGAATAGAAACAGCTGCGACTTTCATACCATAGGCATACATAGAACGACTTAGCTTTAATTTTTGACATAGCTCGTCGTCAATAACGACGCCTGTGGCAACACCAACAACGTTATTTTGTACACTAGCACCTACACCAACTTTACATATATCACTGTTATTATTCATAATCGTTGGAGCGTTTGCAGTAGGTGGGGTGGAATTTGTTACTACCGTTGACGACACGGTATTAGTCTCAGCGTGAGATTTTTTTGAAAATCCTACAGCAAGAACTAAAGATATCATGGCTATTGAACATACCCACATAAACCAATCTTGTTTCATTTAACATCTCCAACGCTTACGTGCTTGACGTAATCTTGAATTTGGATCTTTTGCTGCTTTAGGAAATTTTTTCATTTGACCTGCTGATCGTGCACAGAAAGATTTTCTTCTCTTTGCAGCTTTACTTCCTGGTTTTACTTTTCCAGTGACTGCGGTCTTTAACTTCGAACCAGGGTTCTCGGCACGATACCGTTTTACCCCAGCTTTAGTCATTCCCGCTCCACTTTTGGTGGAACGGAAATATTTTTTAGTTTTTGGTGGTTGTTTATCTGCCATTAGGTGTAGAAAACATTTACCGTACAGTTGACTGTAGTTACATTGAGGTTAGATGTAAATAATACACCTTGTTCAGGTATACTCATTGATACATCTGAAGTGCCTCCTGTTACTGCTACATTAAATTTAGCAGATCCACCATCATTAAAGGTGACAGTTCCATTACTGGCACCAGGACCAATAATAAAACCTTTTAGTCTTGATCTACCTGCGAACACAGTTGTTGTTGCGTTAGCGGCAGCCCCTTTAACTTGAATATCACTATCGAAGGCCATTGTTTACCTCCTTACGCTACTGTTACGCTATTTGAACCAACAATAGTCCAACCTGCAGTTGTGTTATACACAAGAATTACAGCGTCACCAACAGAGTCAAAAGTAATAGTTGTTCCACCAGCTAAAGTTGTAGGTGTTAATACTGCTGTATCACCAGCTGCACTTTCAGCAACATATGAAATGATTTTTACTTGACCTGCTGAACCATTAGCAAGAGTTAATGCATCACCAGTGTTTTCAGCGGTAATTTCTGTAATTAAATCGGTTAAATTTACTGCACCAGCACCTGTTAATGCTTGAATAGAACCTGTAATGATATCACTATAAGAAGTTCCTACTGTAATAGCACCAGTGGATGTGTTTTTTGAGATTGATTCAAAACCGTTTTCTGATCTGACTGGTCCTGAAAAAGTAGTATTTGCCATATTAAACCTCCTAGGTTGTATAGACCGATCACATGGTCTCTATACCGTCTGACTAGCTCAGTCCATGTAATCTATTATGCTAGTTCTTAATTAGTACCATAAAAAAAGGGGGCGTGAAAGCCCCCTAATTAATTGTTAATTATACGTTAGATTATGCTGCACCTGGTGAACCAAATACACATCTAGGATCTGAGAAACCAAATGAGTATCTCTCTCTAGCTTTGTATCTTACGTTACCAGTGTCAAAGTCACCTTCCATAGATGTTCTAATTGGTGATCTTTGGAACAACTTAAATCCATTTGGAATGTCAGTCTTGATAAAGAATGCATCTGGATCTGTTAAGTAGTGGTTTACAACATACCCCTCAGGAATCATGCCCATATTTCTTAGAGCGTTGATATCATTATCTGATGTTGCAACTCTTAACTGTGACTGTGTTAGTCTTTCAGCTACGAATTGTAACTCAGAAGGAATGATCAACTTTCTTCCTTGAGTTGAAATTAATAAACCTCTCTCATCAGTAAATGCTGCGATATCAATCAGAGCTTGTTCCAATGAAGTTTCGTTTAAGTCAGCAGGTGTTGCTAATTCGTTAGAAAGAGTTCCTGCTACAAGTGGGTGTGCAGTAGAGCAAAGTTCTACACCGTCACCACCAGCAAAGTTCGAGTCAAACGCATTGTTTAATACGTTTGCAGCTTTTACCTGCTTAGTGTTTGCCATGGAACGAGCAAGAGCTTTTGTGTATCTTGCTGAGACTCTGTCGTAGAGGTTATCTTCAACAGCTTCTTCAGTGATTGCAAAACCTAATGCAATTGTTTCATGTGTGTAACGTGCAGTGAAGGTTTCTGTCGCATTGTCATAGACAATTGATCCACCTTCTGATTTTACTCTAGCGTTACCAAAACCTGATAACATTACTTCTTCTTCGAATGCACGATCAGAAGTTTCTGTTTCAAAGATTTCGGCATGCTCTGCATCATAACGTCCGTACTCCAGGCCGAATAAGGCATTCAAACCTGGCTCTAACTCTTTTACGAGTTGACTTCTAGATATAGCCATTATTTATCTCCTTATATGCCTGTTGTATCTGTTAGAGAATGTAAGTTAATTTTAACTTGGATTGCTGCATTTGCTGCAGTGTAATCTGAGTTATCAACATCAGTTGATAGACCTACAACTCTAAAGTTTGCTCCAGCGTTAGTAGTAAAACTACTACCGTCAATTACTACGTTAGAAATTCCGTCTGTGGAAGATCCTGCAGAGTAAGTAGCGATGTTACAGTTTGTTCCTACTTGCGCTTGACCAGCGTTAGTATCGTCAACTTTAACCTCATATATTACATTTGGGTCATCGATGACATAAGCTTTAATGTCGTCTGCTGCTACGCTTCCTGGATAATGGTTTGACCAGGTTGGTTTACCTGTTGTTGGATCAGTGTATTCGCAACCATTAAAAATACCAATAAGTTCAGCACCAGCAGTTGAACCGACATCAATAGCACCGTTTGCGACCAAAATTACTGGGTCGCCTTGATATATTGCGGATCCCTCGTTATTGCCGATTTTGTACTCATTCTGGCCTTGACCATTGTAAGCAGCACCGAGCATTTTAACGGGTCTAAATCCGTAATATCCAGCTTGATTTGCCATAGTTCATCTCCTTTATAGTTAAGTGCTCTTTTAGTTGTTCTTTTTAGAACCTCCAAAAGATACACGACTCTGCCTATCAGCATTGATAGGCATGCTAGGATGTTGTTCTCTCAACGGATCGTCTTCCCAGGCTTGAGTCTGTTGATCAGTCTTTTGCCTGTAGTGAGCATTACGCTCTTCAACGGTTTCCGCTGGTATTCTTGCCAATAGCAAGTCACCTACGCTGATGACACCCTCATAAGATTTGATGTTTCCGTTGTAAGCAGAGTAAAGACCTGCGGTATACTCATCAGCTCTGACGAGTTCCCAGCCTTCTCTGAGACGAGCAGTAATATTTTTCGTATCATCTGCTCCATTTACACGATGACGGAGCCATCTTTGCTTATATCCATCAGGACATGGTGGTGCGTCTAACTGAGACGGTGGAGTCCAAGGCTTTCTACGAGCTTCTTTCTCCCTTGTTTGTGCACTTCTTGGTGTTTTAATATCTGTCATTTTGTACCTCCTTAAACGTACTTAGCATACTCAGCTAAGGGAACCCCTAGCTTGTTTGCTATTTTTACTTGACTAGGAGTCAACTTAACAGACTTGCGCCCACTGGTTGCAGACCTTGATGCAGAAGCAACAGGTTGGGCGATTTTGTTGCTTCGTGTCGTCTGATCCGAGCCTTGATTAAAAGACTCTGGAAACTTGTTTTTAACCCTATTAGTCAATTCATCATAGTATTCATCTGATTCTGTGTCAAATCCTTCCGCTACTAATCCACGGTGAATTCTTTGAGCATAATCAGTCATTTCCTCATCTTGTCTAAACCAAGTATTCTTTTCAGCCCAGGCTAACGCCTTAGATGAAGGTTGTGGTCTAGCTTGTTGTTGAGGTTGTTGTGCTTCTTGTTCCAATTGTTTTTGAAACTCTTCGTATTCACGTTCTTTTTTTGATTTAGTAACACGAATTCTTTCAGCTTCGAGATCAAGTTTAGTTAAAGCAGCTCTCGCTTCTTCTTCTTTTTGATAATCTCCAGCTTCTCGTGCAGTTATTAGGTTTTGACGTGCAAGATCAGCAGCCATTTTATTTCGTACTTCACTCTCTGACATATAACCTCTGTCAATGTCATAAGTTTTTTGTTTGGCGTCTGAAAGTTCTTTTTGCACATTCTGAGCATATTGAAGAGCAGCTTCTTTTTCTCTTTCCGCTTCTCTTAAC